AGAGAAGATATCAGACAATCTTTACGTTATTACTGGTAAACAAGTTATGAAAGAATGGGGTGATGAGGATACAACTGTCGACAGAGGACCTATGAAATTTATGAAAACAAGAGAACAAATATTTATGGGTGTTATTGAAGATGCTAATGAAACACATTTATGGTCTGTATATTTACCAACACTAGGCATGGCAAGAGATTTATATTACTCTTCTGCTAGTAAAGAGGTACAAGGATTATGTGTTGCAAATGATATTATATTTTTTAGTTTAAAAGATATTGGAGTAGTAAAAGAAGATGTTGGTAATTATGTTACAGAGGGATATATTATATTACCTGCCGCAGACTTTTATACTGCATCTGCAAAACAATGGATAGGTGCAAGAGTTTACACAAATCAAATGAGTGGTGGTTCAGAGGTACAAACATTTTTTTCCAAAGAACTAGAAGATTTGACTAATCCATCCAGTTCTAATTTTACGTCTATAGAGAATGTGCAGATAGATGGTACCGGTGAAGAAGTACCATTAGTTAATGTAATATCTAGATGGCTTGTTCCTAAAATAGTTATAAGATCTGGTGCATCACAAAGTTTTTCACCTAATGTTTATTCATACTCACTTCGTGCTTTCCCAGAACCAGAAGATGTTATTGTGAAGATACCTGTAAATGTATCAGACAGAATAGAAAGACCTGGTAAAGCACCTAAAAATATTCCTGGTATTGGTAAAAAAATATTTGATCAAATACAAAGATTAGAGGGAAAATCAGTAACTTTAGATGTATTTAAACCAGAGGAAACAATCAGAGGTATTGTAGAAAATGTTACTTTACCTGTATCAGAAATATCAAAACAAGGATCGACAATGATTTTTTGTTTTTTAACTATACGAGGGCAAATAGAAGTTACAGATACTTCACAAGTAACTTCATTAGGCGCACTCGGAGTCGGTACTTTAGGAGTGTACCAATTTGGAACCTGATATAATTATAAAAAAAGGAGATAGATATAAGTAGAGGTGGTGCTATGGATAGGATATTATGGCAGACACAAGAAAAGCAGCAGAGGTTAATTTACGTAATGCTTTTGAAACTACATTGTCAGGTGCTTTAGGTGCTACTGACACAACATTAAACCTTACATCAACAACTGGTTTAACATCACCAACTTATTTAGTTATTGATCCAGACAGTTCATCTTCTAGAGAATATATTTTTATAGACGGAACAATTAATTCAACATCAGCAGCAACATCTACTGTTGATAACAGATATTTGACAGGTTCCGCAGCAGGTTCAGGTTTATCACATGCATCAGGTACTAAAGTACGTGTATCACCAATGGCACAAATGTTCGAAGATATTTGGGATGCTGTTGGTAAAGTTGTAGATTCTGTATATGCAAACTCAACAGCAGGTGAAGTTGTATTTAATGTTGCAGCAGCAGCAGTTGATCAAACAGCAGACGAAATTTTTATTAGAGATGCAAACGACAGTAACAAAGTAAAAAGAGAATCCATAAGTGATTTCTTATCTGCAATAGATGGTGCAGGTCTAACTGTTGCATCATCACAATTAAAAGTTGATATAAACGGTACGGGATCAGGCACGGTTGCCGGTGGTGATGAAATATTGTTTGGTGATATTGACGATAGTAATAATTTAAAGAAAACAACAGCACAAGATATTGCTAATTTAGCAGGTGGAGTTTCATTAGGTCTTGTTTTGGCACTTAGTTAGGAAAGGAGATAGGTTATGGCGGACGTTCTGGAAGGTGTAGTAGGGACTCTTACCACATCTAACGCCGACTTACTTGACGCAGTAGCAGCAAGTACAACTGAAACAATCATTGGAATGAGTTTTTCTAATGTAAATTCAAGTAGTCAAGATGTAACTATTGATATTGAAGTTGTCAAATCTGGTGGATCAACTACACCACATTTGTTAAATGACGTTACTGTTCCTGCAGGTACAACACTTGTTTGGGAAACAAAAGTAGTTTTAACGACTGGTGATAAAATACAAGGACTGTGTTCAGCAGCATCAAGTATAGATTTTACAATTAACTATTTGAAACAAACCTAGGTGATCTATGTCATTTGGTTATATTGGCGACACATCTACAAGTGTCAAACAAAAGGTTAAGAATAAAGGTATATTAACTACACAAGAGAGCTTTGATTTAGAACGACAAGGTTTTCTAGGTGGTAGTCTAGAGTTTATTGCTGAAACTAATCATTCAGGAGACGTAAACACTATTGAATTAAATTCTATTAAAGAATCTAAATATGACGTTCATCTACTTGTAATACAAAATCTTGAATTTGAATCAGGTATTGGTCGTATTGGTGTACAACTAAGAGAATCAGGAACATACGAAACAGCAGGAGTATATGATTACTCAATACAATATCAAGAAAGTTCAGGTGGTAATGGTAATCAAAAGCAAGAAAACTACGAATACATGCAATTAGAATTTCAATTAAGTACTGCAGGAACTTTTGGTGCTTATGCTTATTTCTATAATTTAGGTAACAGTGCTAAATATTCTTTTATGAATTTTCAAGAACAATTAACAACCAGTAGTTATGCGTCAACTAGATACGGTGGAGGTATACTACCACAAGCTAGTGTTGTAGATGGTATAAGAATTATGAGAAGTGGTAGTAATAATTTTACTTCGTACAATATAAAACTTTTTGGGATTAAAAAATAATGAGTGCTTTACGATTAATTACAGAATCAAGTGTTACATCAGCAGTCAATCATGTAGAAATACAAAATTGTTTTACAGATGACTTTGACGTGTATCAAATACAAGTAAGTGATATGTCGCTTGATGGAACAACACACGCAACAGTAGGTCTTAGGTTAATGTCAACTACATCTGTATTGAGTGATAGTAATTATGATTACGCATTTCATTTTATGGCACCAAATACAACTGCAACAGAAGAAAGAAGTACAAATCAAAGTGCATTTAACAATGCATGTGCTTATTTTACTGACCAAGAACCAGAGGGAAATTTTGCAACATTTTATGTTTATAATCCCGTATTGTCTACAAGTTATACATTTATACAGGGCATGAGTGGATCAGCTTATTCAGGCATAGTGAGGTTTCAAAAATATTTAGGTACTTATACAAATCAAAATTCTGTAGATGGTGTACGAATTAATGCAGGAGCAAATTTAATAAAAGGTAACATAGCAATTTATGGATTGAGGAGTAGCTAATGGCATTACAACATGTTCAAACTGTTGAGGTTACAAGTCCAGTAGCTAGTGTTTTTGTAACTGGAATAGATGATGATTCTGTTTATAAGGTTGTTCTTAGGAATGTATCTAATGCTAGTGGCAGTTATCAACTTCGTATGAGAGTAGCAAATGGTAGTACACAAGATAGTGCAGCTAACTATGATTATGGCTATAAACTAATTAGATCTGATACTACTTTTAGTAATGGTGCAGTTGCAAATGCATCTTTTTTTGCTGCTACTACAACAAGCACTAATGTATATTCAGTACAAAATCAAGTTCTATATCTTTATAATTGGTATTCAGAAACTGAATTTAGTAAGTGGACTTGTGAAGAAGTTGCTTTAGATAGTGGTGGTAGAAATATTGGTTTGATAGGTGGTGGTGTTTTTGATCAAGCTGAAAGACATGACTCCATAAGATTTTATATTGGTAATTCAGTGTCTGATGAATACAATATGACACAAGGAAAATTCAGTCTATACAAGGTAACATGATATGAGTAAAGAATATGGCTACATAGGTAAAGAAGTTACACAGGCTTTTAGAGCTAATAAAGGTATTTTTACACCACAAGATATTATTGAATTAGATCAAGAAAACAAATGGACTAACTTTGGACAGTTGGAATTGATTCAAACTACAACTGTATCAAGTTCAACATCAACAGTAGAATTTACCGATTTAAAAGATTACAATGTACATTTATTAACAGTTAATGATGGCACTGTATCTGATAATGATACAGGTATAGCATTTAGACTTTATGAGAGTGGCACTTTAGAGAGTGGGTCTGTTTATCACACTGCAAGACAAATATGTGGTGCTGATGGTACATTTTCAGAAAATAAATCAACATCTAATTCAGCATTTAGGTTTGCAGATAATATTAAAATTAGTTCAGTTCCAAGAAGTAATATTAATGGTTATCTTTATTTTTATAATTTATTAAACAGTGCAAAATATTCTTTTGTAACACAACACAGTTCTGTTTATAGTAACTCTGATATATATAGAAGTTTTTTTGGAAGTCAGGTTTTACCACAAGCTAGTTATGTAAATCAAATAAGAGTTTTTCCCTTTAATTCAGGCACTCTTGAAAGTGGTAATTTTTCTCTTTATGGGGTAAGGAGTTTTTAATGTCTACTAATTTACAATTTATTCAACAATTAAGTACAGATGGAAAAGTAACAAATTTTGATTTACAAAATATTTTTGGCAAAGGATACAAACAATATAATATTTTTCTAAAAATTAATGATAGTTCTGGAGATGGTTACATAGGTTTAAAATTCATTGATTCCTCAGACGCAGTAATAACAGGTAGCGAATACGACCACGCAGGTATTGAATTAAAATCTAATACAAGTTTTGATAAATCTTGGCGTTCTGCAAACACATCACAAATAGCACCAATTATGACAGGTGGTAATCCAAACACAGGTGGTGGAGCTTTAGTTAGAATTTTTAATGCAGATGACTCAAGTAGCTTTACTTTTGTTATTGTACAATCATCTATGACAAATTCTAGTAATTTAAGAGGAACAAAAACAATAGGAGTACACAAAACTGCTGAACAAATCACAGGTGTAAGACTTGCAGGTGTTTCACATACCTACGATACAACTGCAACAATTTATGGAGTTAAATAATGGCAGGTAGTTTAGTTTTGATAGATGAAACAACAGTAACTTCTGGAGTAAGTTCTGTTACTCTTGGTGGTGCTAACTGGGACACATCTTATGATGTGTATAAAGTTGTTGTAAATGATGTTGTTACTGATACAGATGGGCAACCTTTAGTATTTAGGCATTTAGATAGTTCTAACAATCCTATTACTACTGCTAATTATGATGTTGCCTTTTTAGTTTTAAGAACAGATACTTCTTTTGAAAATGGCTATGGTACAGGAAATACTTTTCATTTCATATCTGATAATAATATAGGAACTGCAACAGGGGAAGTAGCAAATGCAGTTCTATACTTGTTTAACTCAAATAATGCTAGTGAATATACTTTTCATACTGTTGAAAGCAGTTATAGAAATAATACAGGTGTTTTAAGGGGAGCTCAAGGTGGTGGAGTTTTAGATAGTGCAGTTGTTACAAAGGGTATATCACTATTTATGAATAGTGGAAATATTGAATCAGGAACATTTAAGTTGTATGGAATTGTTAAATAAATTTTTAAGATATAACTACGTTTAAATCTAAGGTCCTTATATTACAAAAGTTATAATTACACCATGGCAACAAAAGAAGAACTACAAACACAAGCAGATGCGGAGATAGAGGCAGCAAAACCTTTATACAAGCAAGTTAATGATGAGAGAATGGAGTTCTCTGATGCAGATTATGACCAGGCTAAAATTGATTTAGGTAATTCTAAGTGGGATGAACAGCAATATGGTTACATTGCTGCAAGACAAGAGGCTTACGGATCGCTTGCAGATCAAATGGATATGCAGTACTGGGACGCAGTAAATAGCACTACAACCTGGCAAGATCACGTAGCTAAAGTTAAATCAGATAATCCAAAACCTGCATAAATCACTTATGATATAATCCATAAATGGATTACATTATTGGGTTTTTATTAGGTTATTTTATAAGAACATTTATAAATTATTTAAATAGTTTAGTTGATATAAAAGTACCAGATAATTATAAAGAAGAAGATTGGGATTGGATTGCATGAATAATTTACCTGTGTCAAATGGATTTACACAAAAAGAAATGTTATTCATGATCATCGAGGGCCAAAAAGAAATAAACGAAAGAATAGATTTATTACACGAAAAAGTAAATAGTAAAATTTCCAGGCAAGAATTGTTTGGATGGATTGTTGCGGTCGGTGCGTTATCAGCACTTGTTGGCAACTTAATGTAAAGGAGAATATATGGATTGTTGTGGACAAGGGTGCTGTTCAGGAGGATAAGCAATTACTTTAGAATACTATTAGTTACTGTACTACTCGTACCTATACCTGTATTTGCTAACGAAGAACAAACTACTACAACTACTACGACTACCATTCCTGGTGAAGTAGAAGAAATAGAAACATTTGATGGACCAGAAGAAACTACTACGACTACAACTGTTCCAGAAGATAACACTACTACAACTACGACCACTACAACTACTACGACAATACCTGAATGGGAACAATCAACAGATATAGAATTACCTGAAGATGAATTAGATAGTCAAGGTAATGAGGTTGAAAACAATATACAGATAGACAGTAATCATAGTAACGGTAATTGGTCTTGTTGTGGTATGACAGACTTTCACATGAATTTACATTACTTTCAACATGGCAACGATAGTAATGATTACACATTTACACTACCTGAAACCACGACAGTAGAAGAAGAAGAGCTAGATATAGATATATATGAAGTTGGTTTTAGAATCGGTGCATTAAATAATGATGGCACAGTTACATATACACACACTGATGAAACAACACAAGTAAATGTGATTGAGGGCCAAGATAATACAGATATAGAAAACATGTTTGAAGATGTTGTTTACAATATATACGACACATTAGAAACATTTATAGAAAGTTTTACAATAACAATTAATGACTGGTCTTTGCTTGATGACATATCATTTAAATATATACAACCAACTACTACTACTACTACTACATTACCTCCACCTCCAGAGCCTGAACCTGAACCAGAACCAGAGCCAGAACCAGAGCCTGAAATATTTGTTGTCATACTTGATAATGGTGAAGAGGCAGAGTATGAGCAACATGAGATTGATGACGGAACAGTAGAACGAGACAATGAAAGAAAAAAGAATTATGAGATATATGGTGTAGAATTAACTGACGAACAAATAGAACGAGGAGATTTAGAAAATTATGACATCGAGATCATTGAGGAACAAGACATGGGAGAAGTCGGAGAAGAGTTTTACGATGATGTTGATGTACCTGACATTATGGAGATTGAACTTACTGAAGAAGAACTTGAAAGAGAAACTAAGATTCTTGAAATTAAAGAGACAGTTGAAATTTTTACGTTTGAAGATGAAGAGGAGTTCGAGAATTTTGTTGAGACGATTATTGAAGTCGAAGAATTTTTACAAGACTTTGAAGAAGTAGAAATTGTAATTATAGAGGACATAGAAGAAATAGAAATAGATATAGATGATTGGGACACAGAGTTTGAAGAGATAGAAGAAGATGAGTTGGACGAAAATATACCAGGAGATGACACCGAAACAACGGAAGAGATTCAAGAAGAAGATGTCAAAGAGACTGAAGAGTTAGAAGAAGTTATAGAGATAGATATAGAAGATGATTTATCTGATGAACAAATAGAAGAAGTCATAGATCAGTATGTAGAAGAATTAGATACAGAAGAAGTAGTCGAAGTCTTAAAAGAAGTTAATGATATAGGTGTGCAAAATCTAGAACAAGCTACAGAGGAAGTACAAGAGATAGTACAAGCAGTTGTAGAAGAGGCCATAGAAGAAATAGATAATTTGACAGAAGAACAAGTTGAAGTAGTAGCAGAAGTATTACAGGTACAAACAGAAGATGTAGAAATTATTGCAGAGGCTATAAAAGAAGATGAAGTTATTGCAGATGCGGTTGAAGTTTATGTAGAACGTGCAGTAGAAAATGCAGACGTAGAGGATTATACACTTGCTGATGTTGTTGTTGAGGTGCAGATAGAAGAATTTATATCTAATCCAATAGGTACTTTAGTAGATGTCGATTTGTCTGATGTGGTAATATCAGATATAGGACAAGATATGACACAAGATCAACGTGAAAAAGCACAAGAAGTTGTTATACCAGTGATCATTACAAGGATTGCTAGCTTGGCATCTATGCTGTTGACAAGGAGAGTATGATAAAAAAAATAATTGATTATATTGTTGAGGCAATAAAAGAAACATTAAATTTGTCATGGACTCTTGTCGGTTTAATTATTGCAACGCTTACATTAACGGGAAGTGCGCAACAAGTTACAGGATTAGCAACAGTAATTACATTAGTTGTGTGGCTATTGACTATAAGGTTTAGGAAATAGTATGTGGTTTGACGATGTTTTAATAGATGATATCGATGACGAATTAGATAGAGCTAATTTAGAATTAGATAGAATGAGAGAAGAATCTGAATGCACTACATTTAAAAGAAATGGTACTTATGTAACTATATGTAACTGTAAGTACGGAGTACATTCACATCGAGGAGTATAAATGAAACTGACAGTAGTAAGAAATCAATTTGGAACTGATGCGACCAATGGAATTTTATTAATTGATGGTATTTTTGAGTGTTATACATTAGAGGACCAGTATCAAGCAGTAAAAGTTATGCATGAAACTTGCATACCTGAGGGAACATACGATATTGAGTTTAGAAAAACAGGTGGATTTCATTCCAAGTATTCTGAAAGGTACAAGAATGCACACTATGGTATGTTGCACATACAAGATGTGCCTAACTTTACCTATATCTTAATTCATACAGGGAATAGTGATGAACACACCTCAGGTTGTCTCATAGTTGGAGAGACACAACAGGACCTTGATATATCTAAAGATGGATTCATAGGTTCTAGCACAGTTGCCTACAAAAAAATGTATGCAAAAGTAGCAAATCAATTATTACAAGGTAAAAAAGTAACTATAGAATACACAACCATAAATAAATTACTTGATAAACCTGCAGAGCAATCAGATACATACGAAAAATTACAAGAGATAAGTGGTGAGTTAAAAATTTTAAACGCAAAACTGGATGGAAAGGACATTGTATAATGGCATACGGTTACGGTAAAAAGAAAAAGAAAAAAACCAAGCGTAAAAAGAAAATGAAATACTAAGGATATATACGAAAGTAGATTGTCCTAAATGTAGATTACCTCTTTATAAAAAAGAGATCGGATTTGTGTGCATAAATAAACAATGCAAACATTATAATAAAAAACAATTTTAATGTCATATTTATGTACTATACTAAGGTTATGAATATCTTTAGTAAAGATAAAAGAGCAAGAAACAAGGACGGTACGTTTAAAACAGATGTATGGTGGACTCCTTGGTCAGACGCATGGGAGTATAAATTGAGTGATGACTTAAAAGATATGCTAGAGCGTACTGCCTGGACATTCATCGAGGCATTTATAGGCGCATTAGTAGTAGCACCATTGGCCGGAGTTGAGGCAGAATCTATTCAGCTAGCAGCAATAGCAGGTGGTGGCGCAGCATTAGCAGTCGTAAAGACTTATGCTAAAAAGCAAATTACAAAATAATATAACAATATAGAAAGGTGGTTTTCTATGAGTAAAAAGAAAACTCAAACTAAGTTGGAAGAACTTACGGAGAGTCAACAGGACGTAGCACACAACGAAAAAAGTCCTATACCTACACATCCACAAGGTTGGGAACCTGGTGTTACCTTTAGTCATGACAAGAAAAAAGGTACGATAACATCTAGACCTACGACAAATTCTAATCCAGAGTTTGCTGATTTATTACAAGAGTGGGGATTTGATCCAAAGCATTACACAATACTAGACAACACATTACAAGTGAGAACCTGGGATATGAATATGGGCCAGGGAAATATACAACAAGCATGGTATTATCGTGCCACTGTTGTAGCAAATGACTTAGCATTATCAGATAAAGAATATGATAAATTATTAAAGTGGATACAATCACACAAAAGAAAACCTAAACCAAAAATTAAAAATCCTAAGCGATCTTTTTTTGTAGCCATATCAGATTTACAATTAGGTAAGCGTGATGGTGGTGGCACAGAGGCCATCGTAGAAAGATTCTTAGATAAGATAGACAAAGTAAAAGAACGATATGAATTTTTACGTAAAGCAGGTATGGAGTTTGATCAGCTAACGATAGTAGGATTAGGTGATATTGTCGAGGGGTGTGTAGGATTCTATCCGGATCAAACTTTTTCAGTCGAGTTGGATAACAGATCACAAATTAAAGTTGCAAGAAAACTTATTGCCAAAGCATTAGTAGAGTGGTCTAAAGATTTTGATTTAGTTGTAGTTGGCGCGGTTCCCGGAAATCATGGTACTAAAAGAGTGGCCAAAGGAGTTGCACCAACAGGTGAGATGGACAACTCTGACCTTGAAGTCTTTGAACAATTAGGTGAAATATTTGCACAGAATAAAACATATAAACATATTAAGTTTGTCATACCAGATGAACCACATTTAACATTTAATATTTGTGGCACCGTCTGTAGTTTTACGCATGGCCATGCTATTGGTATGGGAGGTGGGACACCAGAGACAAAAGTTATGAAATGGTGGAGAGACCAAGCGTTTGGATGGCAACATCCTGGTGATTCAAAGATTCTTGTAAGTGGTCATTACCATCATTACATACACAAAACTGATCCTCGTAGTTGGTTCCAAGTACCATCACTTGATGAGTCAACTTGGTTTAAACATCAGACAGGTAAGTCAACACAACAAGGATTATTTACTATGGTAATTGAAGATACAGAGAGGGGATACAGCAATGCAGAAGTCGTATGATGGTATGTTTGCAGACAAACAAAAATTAAAAGAGTGGGCCTTAGATTTACACAATAGTTTAGGTGGTTTTAAAGCAACTATAGGTAGGGAACTTGGTGCTTATGATATTCAAAAAGTAAAATCATCATGTGAAGTTTTTGTTTTACAGTGGAACACACAGATGTTACAAGCAATTAAAGATGCAGAAGAAGAATAAAAAAAGAGGTCTGTTGCCAGACCTCTTTTAACCTATCGTCTAATTCAATACTTGGAGGTACATCATTTTTCGATAGTTAATTATACCATATAATTTATATAAGAGGTTGATTTTTTTTTAAAAATATATATTATGAAATTATGAATAAACAAGTATCAATTATGTTTACAGACACAAGTGTAAGAGATTACATTGTAACTGCAGACAGTATAGAAGAGTGCGAAAAAATATTTGATATGATATGGAATCATAAAGAGAAAAGTATAAAGGATTTAACTTTACAATATAATGTGAGATCCACTACAAATATTTGGGTGCATTATGAAATGAACGATAAGATTGTGAAATCGTATGACGACGATCCCATGCGATTAGACACAGGCGATTT